GTGTGAAGTTTTCCAAAATCATATCTCGTATAGCATTTTGTAACCGTTTACCTTTGTTTTTAGCCGAACGTGGCTTCATAATAACCTCTTTATTTTAATTATTCTGCTGCGGATACTTCGGGACTAATGTATAGTGCACCTGGAGTATTCTTTATTTGTGTTGAATCCAAAAATGTTTTGTTTGTGGCTGAGTTATATTTGTGAATAACTCTGGACTTATATGCTTTAAGCGGACTATTAACTAATGTTGAATAATACCCCAATGCGGCGGTATTAAATTCTCCAACAGTTGCATTGTCTGCGGTTGCTTGTGTTACCACCTTATCACCAGGTGTACGATTTGCTACTTCATTTTGATAAGTGTTTTGTAAAAAATCTACTGAAAACTTACCTTCTGACTGAGTGCGTGGATTACCCGCTGCGCCTACTCCGGCTAGTGGTTTAAACGCCCAGTTATCATAAATATCTTTGAGTGCCATAAGAATCCTCAGGTGTCAAATTTGACAACAAATGTTTGAACGGAATAATCGGTTCGTTGAATTGGATTTGATACTTTTGCAACTGCGACTAACTCGTTATCTGGATTATATAAACCGATTGTCGTAATATATGGATATAGACTTTGTGATGTCATCAATTCTAGTGGGGTACTAAATGACCCCGTAAACATATTCTTGTTTGCCGACGGATTATATACTGAATATAAGAAATCGGTTGGGTTTAGTTTCACCCGAATATTATGTTCAAATAATTTGACAGACGAAGTAAGTTGCACTTGAACATTTGTTCCACTAACAATACAAATACCATTTTTAGTTAATCCGCCACCAGCAATACTTGATATTGGTTTGATGATGGCGATGCCCTTGTCGTAGAAAATACGACCAATCTTAGAGCCTGTACCCGATTCTGATACGATTAAGTTACCATATCCATCATCGATAGAAGATGATGTACCTACTTGTACAGTAAATGTGCCTGGTTTTACTTCTTCACCAAATATATCTTGTGTTGCACTTATAACAAACACAGAACCTGTTGGGTGATACGATGATGATTGTATACCATACGATGCATATGGAATTGATGAGTAGAATGTTTGTACAATTGAATCAAACAATTCATACTTGTCATCTTCTACACGCAATCCTTGGGATGCCGTGTCAAATTTAATACCTAATGAAACCTGAACATCTACAGAATTGTTCGTAGACCCAGACACATATGTGTATACATGTGAAGCATACGTCCGAAACGGAGTTATTGTATATTCGTTCGGTGATAGAGATTTATACGCAGTAACAGGTATGGTCATGGGTTATCCATCCTGTACGACTTAGTAATCTAAGCGAACGCGAACTAATGCTTCCTTATCGGTACTCTTTTGGACTGGTCTACTGAGTTTTGCTACTGCCAACAATTCGTTTGAATCATTATACAAACCAATGGTGGTTACGTATGAAATTGGTTTGACACGGAATGGTTCTAATACATTTTGTGGGTTTGAACCAGTGAAGTATGTTGGGTTATTTGAAAAATTGTACTGAGTATTTCTTAAACGAATGAAATAGTTGGTTGATGTAATTGTTTCAGCCGAACGAGCTTGGAAATCTCCACCCAACTTTATTGAACGCAACAAACCTTCGTGGTCATTTTGATAAGTAGTAATCCCACTTCCTGTGTATGGTGCGAATGGAAGTGCCGTTAATGTTCTACCGTTATTTGCGGGAGCAACAAATCCTACTGCCGATCTAATTGCCGGTGGATGGAGAATAATTACTCCGTAATCTGGGAACGCGAGTCCGTATACTGTAGAGTTACCCGTTGCAAATCCATCATCAATAGTACCAGATCGAATATTGTATACATTGTTTGCAACTAGATTACCTTGTACTGCGGTACTAAGTCCACTATCATCAATAAAAGTACTTTTGCCAGTTGAACCAGAAAGGTTTAATTGCCAGTTGCCAGGGTCAATTGCTTGGCGAAGTCTTGAGCGTTGTATATTGATGACATAAATATCGTTTGATGTTGTTTGGTCGAATGTGAATAATTCGGTATCTTTATTCAACAAAATATTACGATACTGTGCATAAATTACTTGTGTTGGTAACGTGGATGTATCTAATGTACTGAGTGGTGGAGAACCACTTCCACTTACATGTCCATATGCAACTGCAAATTGTGCTTCTGCGGAGTCACTACCGCCTGCATTCGGGTTTAGATTAAATACGTCGTAGTAGAATTCACCAGAGGTTGCTACTTGTGTACTAGAGGTGAAGAATGTAGAAAGACTTCCTGTGTCTCCCGACCACATCCCCGTGGTAACTTCGGTACCACCGAGTGATGTAATATCATCATTTTGACTAAGTTGTGTAAAGATATTATATGCCATAAGATATTCCTAGGGGTTGATTATGCGGAAGCGTTGGTGGACAGCGTAAAGTTATACACAGCCCCAGAGGTTCCACCAAAGATAGTTACTGAGGTTGAACCGGTCTTATTGAGAGCGGTTATAGTAAATTCTAATCCATTTGCTGATATGGAACCACGGTTATTTGCTTGTATTACACCTGTTGCAGGAGTTTTTACTTCTACTGTCGCTAATGTACTGTCTGCTAAAAGTAATGTGTAACTACTTTCCGTTTCTGATACCGTAGATGTGAATGTTGTGGTTGGTCGTATAGTAATAGTAGTTTGTCCAGAGGTTGGACTAAAATAAAGACTTACGATTCCGTTTGAAGGAATTGCTGTACCTTGGATTTGAATTTGTGGGATAACAATACTACCAAAACGGGTTAAGTCTTCACCAGTAATACTGACCAACTTGTAGCGCATGATTTGAGTTTCATCAGGAGTTGCTTCTAATACAGGCATATTTTCAATAATAGACCCATAATAGTTTGACCCAAGTGGATGAGCGGTATTATAAAGACCGTAATCTACTTCGTCATCTGAAACTGCGAACTTGGTAATTTGAAAATTACCCGTGCCGGTGCCTTGCGACAAAAGCTCCCGACCACGATTGGTTAAAATAGCGTCCACGGTAATTGTGGATTTGTCTAGGTATCCCATAGTCTAAATTCTCCTGAGTGAAGTACAACTAATATAAGTATAAAGTATTTTAATTTAAATCCATTATTCGACGCCTAACCGACCTCTACCCCCAAATCTAATTCCAGGATTTTCGGTAGGAATTTTAACTGTTCCCGTGCCAGCGGCCGCTTGAGTTGCAAAGGTATTTACTACAACTGTATTTTCTGTCGAAATAGACACTGTAAATGGTGATTGTCCGTCAAATGTTTTATTCACACTTCTACAACCCAAATAGTTTCTTCTCTTAATAGAAGTTCCATTATCTCTACTAAATTTATAATGTCTTGGTAAGTATCCGCGTGGATATAAATTATCGGGGTCGTATGCGAAATAATTGAATATTATCGAAGAACTTATTGGACTTGCTGTTAAATTATCTATTGTATAGTAAATTATTGAATTAGTAGTTTGGGCCATAACATATGGAAACACATCGGCTGACCCAGCTAATAATCCATCAAATAATACGCCGTGACTTCCTGTAGGTAATGTATAGAAATCTCTTGTGGAATCAAGAGATTGTTTGGTTTGGTCATTATATAAGCGTAAGCGTAATCCCGTAGGCCCATTTAATCCATATAGTGTAAATAAATTAGCAATAAGTATACTTCCAACAACTTGTTCTCCACCGGCATAACTAGCGGTAGATATGAATGTTGCATTTCTTCCATATTCTTCTGGTAACGACCCCGTTTCTACTAATGTTAACGGAGAGAGTTCACGCTCTGTTGGTGAGTCTAAGTTGATTTGACCTAGTGTCCCATCATCAAATTTAACTATATACGGTTTTTTATACAAGGTGTAAATATCATACGAATATACACCATTTTGTTTATGGAAATAACTAAATGATCCCACATCTTTAAAGTCTGAACGAGGTGGTATATCGTAGAACGGAATTAATGTTCCTTCTTCACTTGGGAACCTTCTTGGAAGACTTCCCGATGCTGGAATACCGACAAACGGATTTCTAGGATATCCAGAACCAGTTGTACCTACAGATGTTTCTGTATCTATTGGTAATGCTTCCAGTGTAGCAAATGAACTATTTTGGTCTAAAAATGATGATGTTACATAATCATTACCAACTTTTTGTACTACACGCTGAAATGGAGGTAATTTGGTCGATTTAGTACTTTCCTTAATATCAATACTACTTGACATTGGAAGAATTGCGGTAATAGGCAATGTATCCGCAAACGGTACAGGAAGTGGTTTTATATATTCATCGGAATCTAAGAAAGAGTATGCCCCTACGGTAGTTATACTATCCCACGATGAACCAGACCCAGAAGCATATGCTTCAAACTTTTTAGTTGCCGTACCATTAACCGTGATAGAGCGCACCAATGTGTCTTTATTGCGAGATAATACAGGCGATTCTATTACTATACCGTCCAATAACTTAGCACGGGCCGGGCTCATCTCATCTGCCATTTCACTTGGACCTTGTGTTAAGTCCTTAAAGAAACGGATAAAATCATTTGGCTTTACTGTTTGATTGAAATATTCAATATAATCCTTTCTTATGGATTCTAAGTTTGAATAGCCAGATCCCGTAATATAGCGTGGACTACCAATGATATTATTAACATCAACCACACCCATTGACCGAATAATGTTTTGATTAATAAAGTCCGTTGGAGATACCGCAAACGATACTACATTTTGACCACTATTATATTGTTTTTCTTCTATTTGCTTAATACTTGTTAATCTACTTAATATCTTTGTATCATTTTCATCAACAAATTGCTGGTTGAATACTGGTGGGTCTGCGACCACTACCTTCTTATTTGTGTAAATAGTAGACCCTACAATTGGTGTAAATTGCTTAATACTTCTTAGTACTCTCGTAAATGATGCCGTAGTGAATCCGTTAGCAGGTAATGTTGCTACAATAGATACGTTTTGATAAGGACTCTCATTTGTTACCGACGAAGTAATTGATGACAGTGGTTGACTAAACGGGAGGTGGATATACAGACTTGTGTATGACGAGGTATAGTTTGCTCCGTAATATGAACCCGGGTCGTATGCTTGTGATACAAAATCATCATTTGAGATATTTTCTCCCCACACACGCACTTCATCTACAACACCATCAAACTGATTATCAAGTTGGGTTGACCCCGAGCCACCAACATGAATGAAAGTAGTACTGTTCCATAGTAATCCTAAACTTGCGGTAACAGATTCTTGGAACAGAATTTGGTCACCATCAGTTTGAATAATTGAAATATCACTTGATTGACTGCGTAACATCAAGTTGGTATAGTCATCACTAAAGAGTGGAAAGTAACTACTGGTTGCTATAATGGTGCGACCAGACCCACTGACTACGTGAATTCTTCCATAGTCTAACTTAGACGCAGATGGATGTGGTACTAAATCAATTGCCCAATTTGTTGCAGTAACTAATGAAGAACTACGACGAAGTGTTGGATTAAATGATAATTGAACACTTGAGGCCGTTAGTGATGATGATACAAACGGTACTCTAATAAAATTATCAACAGACCCAGTAAATGTCAATCCATATGTTAATTCGTCAGAGCGGATATAATTTCCAGCCGATGGACTTGTAGTTTCTTTAATTTGTAGAACTGGCGAGTTAATACCATATGTGTTTAGCAACGCATCAAATGAGGTGCGTGACCCCTTTGTTTTGTTAAAGTACACCATACTGTGAAGGAATCGCTTCCAGGTTTCTGCCACATAGGACCGTGACCCACTTTCACCAGCAAACTGTGCATTGAATGTTTGTAGATTTTCAAGTGCGTACACATTAGGTAGCTTCAACCCAAATGATTGTGCAACTTCATATACTTGGTCCATCGACAATTCTTCTAATGGATTGATATTCGTTGAATAAATATTTGGAAATTGATCGATGTATACCTTGATATTATCTACTAAGTGACCAACCATTTCAAATAAAGTTAAGAAATCAGTGGAATCTGTATCTTCTCGGATATATCGTGGTAAGTTCAGTGTAAGATAATTTGGATTATTATCGTCGTATCGTTGAGCGATAGCAGATTGTGCCGTCAACCAGTTTGTAGCGATAGTACTATATGGACTATATGGTGTTCCATCTACTTGCTTTGGCCACGATCCCGTAGCATTATATTCTACTTCGTTGTTTACATAAAACGCACTAGCAGAATAAGCTGTAGACCCAGTTGCGTAATACAAGAATTGTTCGTATGGGTCAAAGTTTCTGATAATATTTTCTTTTTCTCTTGCCTTAAACTTTAGAGATATAGTACTACTTGATACACTTGACGAAATACTTGCCGATGTCAATTCATCAATCTTTATAAGCTTTTCGTTGAATGCTTGAAGTCTCTTATAGGCAGACCCGAAATGTACAAAATTGTTGTAATCAGTGAATTCAATATTAAGTTCTGATGATTTGAAGTCACCGGTAAACCAACGACGGAACACCGTATCGTCAAATGAAATTGTTGTACCATTAATTATTGCGCCTTCTGATCCTGTTGCTAAACCTAGACTGGTCAAAGTCGTGTTGGTTGCAAACATCTTACCATCTATATAATTTCTGGAGTCTATATTATATGGGCGTAAGTATGGGGTAGTGTCTCGTAGCGGTCCTAATGCGAAATTAACAATATCAACTACTGTTTCTGCAATTTCTCTACTGATAAAGGAAGGGGTGTCTGTAGCAATATCCGTATCAAGAGGTCTGGTAAGTTTTAATTGTACAGACCCAGTATCTTTTGGAGCGATACGCCATGCCTCAGCAACATATTGTCTATCGTTACCGAAGTTAAGTAATGTCTTATATTCTCTATTTTCATCAAAGAATGTCAGTACTTTTTCACGAACTACTTGACGAGCGGTTTGTGAAAGTGCATTAAATAATTGAACATTCGCAGTAGATAAACTAATACGAAGTGGAATATTAATTAATGCTTGTTCTACGTCAGGTGAACGTGATAATGATTGTTGTTGTAAATTTAAGATGTTATCAATTAGTTCAATATATGATTTAAGATATATTAAACCATTAACATAAGTGCGTTCTAATCTATCGTCACCAGATGTTACGTGTGTAAATGGGAAGTGACGCTTTAATGCATCTTTATTTACCCACTTTTCTGCATTACCATTTCCACCAGGACCAGGATGTTCTGGTGATGTTATACCCGTACCATTTGGGGTTGATGTACAGAAGAGTGCATCAGCCAAACTTTCACGAATAAGTAGTGCAATAGCTTCTTGGGTACTAACATCAAATGTTTTAATTCCTCCTCGGTCATCATATAATCGTTCAATTGACCGACGAGTAGATGAGTTTTGAATTGCTTGTGCGGTAATATTAGGGAAATCCGCGCGCGTCATTTTCCAAGGCGCAGCATTATCTTCTCTATTTGTCTGTGCGTTTGATTTTAGAATATTAGCTACGGCCACTATTCCAGATATAACTCCTGCATATGGGAGAAGAAATCTTGCTATACCCAACGCACCAGTAGTTCCTGCCAATAGTGCACCAGTTGATACCCCAAAAACTCCCGCGGGGGCCGAAAGTGCAAGTGCTCCCGCAACTCCAGTCCCTACTACACCTGCTGTAGCTACTGTATTTGTTAAATTAGTATTAGCTCTAGCACTTGCTACTTCTAGTTCTATGTCACTTATATATTTTTGTACTTTATCAATTTTAACCGCACCGTCACCGAAAAACTTTGGGTCGGTGAAACTGTCAAAAATGATTTGTATTTTTCGTTTCTTTTCCCGTAAATCATCGGCACTAAAATATATTTCGTATGCCAATTGTTGTAGTTCAATACGCTCATCGTCACTTAATTCTGTAGGTATACCTAACCCAAATTGAAATCCTTTGGAATTATTTACGACCCTTTTATATGTTTCATTTTGGGTATTTACAAATATTCTATGGCTCATGTTATATTACTCGACCACTGTAGAAGTTCTGGGTTGATTTTGCCCATCGCCTGGTTGTTGTGGACCAGCTGATGATGAAGTGTCTCGTACAATAAAGGTTATACTAGTTTCTCTTTCTGGTCCTGCGGTAATAGTAACCGTTGTTTCTCCAGAAGATATACCTCGTATAATTCGTGGAGTATATGGATTGTAATCTATTTGAGTATTCTCTGGTTCTTCTACTTGAACAATACTTGTATTATTTGACTTCCAAACTACATCTGGTACATTCTTAACTGGATTACCATCAACATCATATACAGTAATATCGACTTGAACCCGTTCGCCTGGGTCTATTGTATAAGTACTTTGTGGTACCGTTATAGTATTTTTATTATTTGCTTGACTACCCGTTGGCGCAGGAGGAGATATTATAGGAAAACTACCCGACTTAATATCTAAACTTATGTCTGGATATATCGACGAGGATGGTACATTTTCTATTTCAGGCGGTAAATCAATTTTTACCAAAACTACACTAGTACTTGTAGGCCCTAATACAACATTTCCACTTGGGAATTTTAAATTAGCCCCAGTTGTGGGGTTAACAATTTGTATCCACGGTACTGTGGTGGTTATGTTGACCGTAATAGGCACTTCCGTATCACTATTTGCCATAGCCAAAGGAATATCAGTGACCGTGGAAGTATTAAAATTATAGTTTCTGATATATTCAATACTACTCGTAGCTAATACATACGAAAATTTTTCACGGATATTGTAAGTACTCATATTAAGTCAAACCGATAATTTTGTGGATTTTGTGCTTCATCATTTAGTGCAGCATCATACGCGATATCAATTGCGTTGACAACATATTCAGACAACTCTGTTTCGGTGAAACTGGTACTACCCGATAACAACACCATATCTTCTACAGTTTGTAATGCAATCGGATACGCATCATCAAGTACGTTTTGCATAATAGTATTAATACCAATACGACTTCCATCATCATCGTCAAAATTATATTGAATAAGCTTTTCACCAGACCCACTTGCAAAGTTTTGATAGAGTGATGCACTATTAATTTTTATTGGGCTGGTTGGTAGTACTAATTCGTCTGACCCTTCTTGGTTAAAGATTTGACGTAATATTGGTTTTATAAATTCTGCCGGTATTAATGGGGTTGCAAATTGTTCTAATACTTTTTGTTGTGTGGTATCGGTTAATTTTAATTCTACTTCGGTGCGTGATGTTGATATTCTATTGACTTTTAAGATTCTATTGTCGTATGCACCGATTTCATCTGCAAAAAAGTTAAGTGTAACTGAATATTGCCCAGACGGTAAATCTAATCCTGGTACTTTAGCAAAATCAATATATAATAACTTACGCAAACTGTTGTCATTATATTGTAATGTTTCGGTGAAGATTGAACCACTAACATTTCGCACAACATCTGAAAATATTATAGAATTATCGGATAAACTATATAAGTTAATTTCAACATTATTTTGGAGTAACGCTTCAGAAAAATCCGCCGGAACCTCCATATCAAGTAAATCATCTTTTTTATTTGCTATAATACGAGACACCGTATATCTAGTATACGCATCTGATAGTTCTTGTAGGTTACTTTGGTAATTTTGCTGTTCTGCCATTAGTCTAACTCTTCAAAATTTTTATTGATTCTGGTTAACCATACATTATAGTCCAACTTTTCTTTGTAAATTGGAGTGTAATATACACTACGGTCCATCAATCCTTCTTCGGGCAACGTCACGGTTTGCACTGTTGCCGAATAATTAGTATGGATTGATGCACTTTGTCCAGATGCTGACACATCAAATAAAGACAATGAGATATCAATCTGTTCTTTATTGACTATACTTCCACTATCTGGACTAACACTACTTGATAAAAATGTTGTTGCCATAAATTATTTAACTTTAAATAGAGTGTCGGTGTCGATTACTCTAGAATAATCGCCGTTTACAACTTTTAATTTTAATGTATAAAATCTGCCTGGGTATAGTGGTGCTGTATCGAGAATTACATACGATCCTGTTGCGTCGGTGTTTATTTTACTATAGTTATCAAATGGTATAACAGTTGTGTTGCTTTGTACATCGACCACAGAAAAATATGATGATGTTGGTAAGTAATACTTGTTCTTATATCGTAGCACAGAATCAAATGATTTTAATGGGTATTGGTCACGAACTACCAAAGTTACCTTATCGACATCACCTTTTGTATATGTTTCTCGTAAATTAGATGCAACAACTTTTACATTTAGTGTTGAAATTGGTAATAAACTTCCCGTGACTACTGTTTGTGTTTCCCATACAACTTCTAATGTTGGTTGATGTATAGTGTGCGTTTGTGTTGAAAATATTTTAATATTTCCTTTATTTGTAGAATCTTGTTCATCGGCAATTGGAAAACGTAATCCCAACCCATGAAAGGTATTTTGTATAGATTGACTAACGAATGGTTGTAGAATGTTTGTAACATCTACGCGAATATCTTGAAGTGGGTATGATGATAGAACGACACTTTGGCTAGTTGACCCCGTTAAGAAATCACCACCCGCACTACTCCACGACACCGCAGAAGTACATCTTGCCCACGATGCACCGTCTTCTACATTTTCTATATCTTGATAAAAGAATCCACTACCTTCATCCCACGACCGAGAAACTTTATAAATAAGAATTTGTTGATTTCTCTTAACATTATCTGCATTTGCTAACTTTAAGTTCAAGAAATAACTAGCGGTTGCTGGTACACTTGCTGTGGTTGGTAATTCAAAATATAGCAACGACCGCGCTGAACCCGTTGCATATGCAGTCGAGCTAGTAGGTTCGGATATATCTATGACCTTACCTATTTCAAGTATTTCATCTAATCCAGCGTTGTTGTTTACAAACGCTTGGTATAATGTAGTATCTTTACTGGCGGTTAATATGGTTCTCATTGGGTAGCGTTTCCTATAATATCAGTTGTTGGATATTTCAACTCAAAGATACTTGGGTCGAGACTTGGATAGATAACCCCATTGATTGTGGCTTCGTCAATATTATATCGATAATTTTGATATCCAAGACCATCTCTGTATTCATATCTGTTGAAGATACGAACACTCTTTACTGTCTGGACCCCCTCTACCAATCCAATATTGTATGACAAATCTGCTAAGATGATTGGTTGATTGATGTTCCATTTACTTGTATCAAAAAAATCTTGTACAGCCCCAATACTTCGTGCGACAACATCATTTACATTGTAATTTCTTAGTACAGAGATGTCAAATTGTACGCCGATATTGATAATAAATGCATCGAGAATATTAACATCATCGGTTAACATTCTAAACTGTTCAAGATATCGTGCTAAATTTTCTTTAACCAATGTATTTAATTCATCTAAATTACCATTAGTATCATATCCTAATGTGTACAAGTTTATTACATTTGGACGCACTGGATTATCTACATACACTTTGTCATTTTGTGCTGCTAATATTCTGTTAATCTGTTCATCTCTTACTGCAAAGGCTTTTGCTATACGACCAAACCGTGAAGGTAGTGCGTAAGAACGAACTGCATAATCTTCTACAGTAACTACACGATTTTGTGCATTAAAGAACGCCAATGCGTTTTCACGAATTTCGTCTATAGATTCACCTTCACCACCGCCAGTAGCTGGTAGGTCGTTGTTAATAGTGATACTTTGCACTGCTGCATTAAATGTACTAAGTTCTGCTTGTGTATAATCCGTTGTGTCATTTAATGTGGTTGTTTCAGCTACAACATTAATTGTATTGGAAGGAGTATTGGCATTTACCCCACCGCCAACCAAATAAGTTACTGTTAGTGTTATGTTCGCTGGAGCTATTCCGTAAGCATTGCTATTAAGAAAGTTTACATTATTAATAGCTACATTACCTAATGTATCTTCTATAGTATTTCCATACTGAGAATTTGCTACTTGTCTAGAGTCTAATGTCGTATTTACTTCGGCTTCGTTATCGGTTCCCGAACCAAAGACTAATTCCATTCGTGAATCTCTGTTCAGTCTGGTAACAAATCTGCGAGGAACTCTGCGAAGTCGTAACTTAGATGATGGTAAAATTCCTGTTTCACCATTATCAGTAACATCTAGGTCATCCATAATCACATCTTGTGCTAAGTAGTCAACTTCGTACCAAGTATTACCGTTCGAATCAACCACACTTTCAATACCAATGATAGATTCCTCTGGCATTAGTACAGAGGTAAACTTTTGTGCGCTTCCAAAAGAAAATGTGGTTGTTCTTTCTTCAGCTGATACCAATAGGGCCGGTTTACTAACAATAAATGTGTCAGGATTACCACCACCAGTAAATGTATTAATTATATAGTTTTCTGCGGTAATGTCTGAGAAATATACATCCTCACCCAATCTGAATTGAACTGAGGTTTGTCCGCTTGTAGTGAATGTACTTCCCCGTGCTACTTTAATCAAATATCGTGGGTCCGGTACATAAACACCATTATCAAGTATTGCTGGTGCTAATTGATATAATGTTGCTACCACTGTAGACGGTGAAACTAATTTTGGTTTGTATCCGAGGAATTGTGAGATAGAAATGACATTTTCTTGTTGTTCAGCATATGCTAACAAGTTTTCTTTAAATTGATTATCAATATAAAATGAAAGGACATCACCAATATATGATGCCATTTCAATAAACATCATACCAGGTGAAGTTTCATTAAAATCTGAGTATGCGTTTGGGTAATATGCTTTAGCAAATTCTATTAAGTTTTGTCTAAAGTCCGTGAACGTCTTTGAGACATAATTAATTTGCTTGACATTTGGTCTTGGTTGTATAATTACTGATTGATTTGTTGCCATTTAAAACTCCAAATTAATTAAGTCTTCTAATACGACGAGCGTTTTCAAGCGCTGTAATTTCTGCTTGTGTAGGTACAGCATCTTCTGGAACTTCTGTAAACCCAACTGTTGGTGCACCAAATTGTTGTGCTGCTAATGTTATTTGGTCGGTTACATTTGGGTTATTTCTGAATCTGTATAAACATTTTATACTGATAATATTTTCATCATCTGTTTTAGTAATTTGAAAATCTATTAATTCAATAAATGGTAACCACCGGTCTACTGCTTCCGCTACTGCTAATCGAGCATTTTCTAATGTCTCTTCAGTTAATGGTTCAAATAATATTTTCCACAAGTCGCACCCCAAATCTGGTTGCCCAACCCGTTCTCCCTTCTTCGTAAGAATCAAATTCTTAAAGTTAGAACGAACTTGTTGAATTACCGTTGTTGATTGGTCAAACATTCCTGTTTGTCCTAACCGAACTGGTAATGTGATACCAATAAACTTCTGAGCCATTTATATCTCCAATCAGGTCAACTTCATTGCTTTCATTAGAGCAGAATAGTCTCTATTGATAGCTTGTAGCGTAGGATTATCTTCAGTCATACCTTGTGGAGCTTGCATTACTGGACCCACATTCTTTGATGTTGCCGTAATGGTATCACCATGGCGTTCTAGTCCCATCATTGCAGCTAGTTGACTACGAGAAAGTTTTGGTTTAGCAGTAGCTGCTTCGTTTACCTTATTTGGTTGACTACTCTTAATTTCTGCAATAGCTTCCCCAAGAACTTCTGGAAGAATCTTTTTTACGGCCTTTTCAACCGATTCTTCAATTTGTTCTTTGACCAATTCCTTGACATACGCTCTGAATAATGCTTTATCCATAATATTACCCTCTACTGGTTATTAAATCGTCCAAGAACCGTGCTTTTTGTTTCTTGGTTTTTTAACGACTGTCTATACTTGAACGGATTTTCTTGTTTTTTAAGTTCTGAATCTAATGCTTTTACAGATGCTTGTTGTTTTCGTTGTTTAATTCTGTCTATCTTAGTTTTGATATAGTTCTTAATTTGACCGTATGATGGTATTCGAGGTCTTGATGGTATAAATGAATTTACTGTTGGAAGCGTTGGTAATGCCGGTAACCCACCGGTATATGTACTTGCTGCATTTAGGGTTCGTGCTCTAACTTGGTCAATACTTCCCGTAGTAAATAATCTATCTGGTATAACCGTGTTTAGTATTGAAAACTGTGGTATTTCGGGTATATTAGCTGTTGGTATATTTCCCGCCAACGATTGGAACGAACCAGAAATATTACTGGTGTTAACTGGTAGTAAATTACTTGGTACTCCCGAAACTCCAGTAGTTGGTGGTGATATAGTTGGAAGTTCCTCTACCTCTGCTCTAAACGGATTATTTATTGGTAATAAGTTACTAGGTATTGCCATAATCAGTCGTTAGTTTTAGAAGTAAAGTTACTAGTACTATTGAATATAGCCGCTTGTGGAATGCCCGGTGCTCCGAGTTTTATCCGTAATTCAGTTATAGCTTTGACAAATGGGACTGGATTTAGTGTAGCAATAGATTTAGGTATTTCTACAATAAATGCGTCCATTAAATTCTGTAACCATGCTGCCAACTCACCGCCCAACACCATTGGTTGTGTTGTATCGTTTGGTGACGCCCCTATAAATATCTTTTTACCCGATATTATGTAGTTTCCTGAGGTTCCCTGAGCTATATCATTTGTCACATTTATACTAACAGAACGGCCTGAGAGTACCAAATCTCTGGGCGTGGATATTTCAATATCTCGTTCTGCCGTAATAAACACTGATTTTGCTGAATCTATCGTAATTGACTCTACTGCACTTAGGTTGATTTCTTTTTTCGCAAACAACGATATTTCATTTACTTTACTGTTTAAAATGACTCTATCAGAATTTAGAAAAATCTGTGCTCCGGTGTATTTGGTAGAGTCGGATGATTCTGTTGACCGTAGGTGCGCTATAGTAGATTTGGTTGCGGGGTCAAGTACTATTTTTTCATCCACTACCATCCAAAAACTACTTTTATCTTTATTGATATCTTCGTAGGTTAATCCGTATGGACCCCCAGCAACAGTTTCGTTAGTACCATCGTTATTAATATCAATAGATGTAACCTTATTTGGACTTTGCCCAACCGAAAATATTAGATTTGGTTGTGGTGATGCGGTATTTGGATTACTGAACAAACTAGAACCAAACCGAACAGTATTCCCAAATCGTCCTTGTATGATTAAATCACCTTCATTTGGACGAACCATACGAACTGCAGGATTTTCACTAAATTCATCACCCAAACTAAATTGTTGTTTCATTCCCCACGGACGATATGGAGTACCACCTTGTGCAGCAATTTGAGCTGCATCACTTCTATTGTCTGATCGAACTTGTGGCGAGAATCGTTCACTTAATCCTGGCCAAGAACTTTCCGTGGTTTTGTTTGTAGAATTAATTCTACGGGTATAAAACAATCTACCTAATGAATAAAACACCAATACTAGTTCGTTTTTTAACGGATATTCTCGTATACTGGAGTCTATCGGAGCTACCCAGTTTAATTTTTCTTTTGGAACACCACGGTCACCTGGAATGAATCGTACTTGCACCATACCTACATTACTTCCATCAGCTGCGTATTGTGGGTGTAACTCGTTTAGAATAACATCCTCAACTAATCCGTCTTGATATGGGGTTGGTTGTGATACAGCAAATCTTGGGAACTGTGAAGCTCCCAGTTGGTTGATATCTATGTTGTATGCAGTTGGTCCAAAAGATGACACTTACTTCTCCGCAAAAACATCATCCAAGTCCTTCACATCTTCTTGAAGGTCTTGGATTTCCGTTGTGATATCCTTAAGTAATGCTTCCTTCTCTGATTCTGATAGTAATCCCTCTAATGATGCGTTGGATTTGACCCCAACTGACACGATTCGTTGTGCAATTTGTGCGACACGAACCAAGTGTTCGTCATTTTTGACGTTCACTTCCAAGAATCCCTGCACAATTGGTCCAATCACAGCCGCATCTTCTGGAGTGCGAATGAGTTGGACCATTTTCATAATAAACGAGTTGATTTGTGCCCGTTTACTGTCAGTGTTTTTGTGTATTTCGGTGAAGATGTCGGCTAAACTCTTCCCATCATACAGTTCCGAATTGATATCCATAAAGACCCCCTAAAATCCTATATTATAAATAGATAGGATTTACTTTTTATATGAGAAATATGTAGTAGGGTCTGAAATATGTCCGTTTCGTCTAAATTCCCTCAACATCTTCAAAATTTGGGGTCGCATCTTGTTAATAACCTTCGTGATATGAGCAGTCTTATAATTGGTCATTTCCCTTACCATAAGATAGAGGGCCTTTTTGTTGAAATTGTCAATATTATCAATACGTTCGATGAGTTTAACTATCGCAGCTGCAATTTCCTTGTCTCGTTTCTTCTTAAAAAAGCGGTCAAGATTGAATTCCCAGTATTCTACCAACAGTTTTAGGAATTCCTTCATGTCTACTGTAGAATCCCGTGTTTCCGGCTCTACGACAAGCATTTCTTCCAAACTAAATGAATCTTCCGTTTGGTCTGAGAAGTACAGTACTCGTTTTTCTTCCTTATAGGAGTTATTATTGTGTAAAATCAAATAATTTTTAGCAATAACACTAAAATATGAAAACGCTTTACCCTTATCTTCAGTAAATTTATGAAGATTGATAACCAGAAAGGAGACTACCTGCGCTTTGATTTCATCGAAGGTACCCTCCATATATGGAAATTTGAACCGATTGATAACATTCTCTGCTAGCTTATCAAGCGGTCCTTGTATTTTACTTCTAAATAATTGTTCTCTTACATCTAAATCTTCAGATTTATTGTATGCGATTATTGCCTTTTCAGTTTCTTCTGTGAAATAGACCTTATCGTTCTTCTTCC